ATTTGAGTCCTCTTCAAGAAGGTAGATTAAATTTTGAAACCAACGCCGAAAGACAACTCCTCAGTAACCCAGATTTTAGGAACCCTGATAAAGCCTACGATGTTGAAGAGGTTATAAAAAGCACCAAAGCCAAGTCCCCAGGACCAATACGCACCACAGTAGAAAGTCAATTAAACGAATGGATTTCGCCTGAGCTCCGTGGTAAAAAAGCAACAATACAAGAAATACTGGACAATATAGGCAAAAATAAGCCTACCCTAAGACAAAACTTTCTAGAAGATTCAAGAATAGACGATCCCGACTGGCCCGACGAATCTGCTTACTCAGATCTGATGCCCAACATACCCGAACACCCGAGCCCGGCCAACTGGGAACAGGCAATGTCACAAGTGCATCCTAATCGCTATTTAGAATCTAGTTGGTCCTATAATCCTTCCGACGAAGTTCTAAAATCTTGGGGGAGGCCAACACTATTGAATGACCCAGGACACAGAGAAGTTGGCACAGGTTCCAGTCTCCGGACCAGACCCGACGGGTCTTTGCAACAAGGCCCGTTTGACGAAAATATCGAACTGGACCATATTCGAAATGTACCTAATCGTATATTTACTACTCGTGGAGCTATGTATGACATAAACGATCAAAGAGTTTATATTGCCGGTGAAGGACAATCCGGTATTTATGAGATGGGGACGTCCCCAAATGCCGCAAAACTAGATATCGAGAGTCATGTTGGTATGTTTCCTCCTAATATCACAAGAGGAATGCTCGAAAGAACAGTGCCAGATCCCTATGATCCGAGTCAATTGGGGGATCCTATGTTTATGGAAAATATAGAATCTTTTCTTACATCGGCGTCAGAGTACGACGCAGTCACAGGACTCCAGAATCCCGACGAACTGGGGTTGCAACTCTTCTTACATGATCAGGCGTGGTCACGTGGTACAACTCACTGGCCAAGTTACGATGAATTCACAGAAGTACTCAATAAGTCAGGGCATACTATAGAAGATTGGAAAAATCTTGCTCGAGAACAACAGCAAGACTTCCAACGTAGAATGAAAGAGATCCAAACTCGCTTTAACCTTGATGAGTCACCTACCAGTTTACCTACCATTGCGGAGCCAGGGAGTCCTATTTCTTCTAGGGTATATAATGCTGTACGACTCGCAAGAGCAGATAATCTACAAAAATATTCTCCAAAATTTTCTCGAATGGTTGTAGGAAGGACAGTCGATGAGGTACCTCCCGCTCCTCTTTTTAAAGAATGGTTCCCCCTCTATATGAAAACATCCCTGAACGAAGCCGTAGAACAAGGCGCAGATACGGTTCGTTTTCCTATGAATGATTACGCCATAACAAACCAAACCGGCGCAAGGGTCAGACCAGTTAGAGCACGAGACTACGAAGAGCCAATCCCGGAGTACCCCGATACTTCAAATTGGGGGGAAGGTTATGAAACAAATTATGACCCCGGACGGGCAGCTCAAGCACTCGCCCCAATATATAAGAAACGTATTGAAGACGGCTTAAAGCGTATAGAAGCCGAATACGGCATCGAACTTAAGACCGAACAAGTAACCGACGGAAATAGGAATGAGTTTTTAGAAATAGTGTTAACACCAGAACTTAAAGAAATATTTAAAACAGTTGTATTTAAGGACGGTGGGGCTGTGTACAAAAAACCTTTAATGAATCTTAAGTATTGATTTTAGGAAAATCTAGTGTCCGAAGTAAATAAAATTACAGAAAATTTAGCCAAGCATAATATTAGAATAGTTGATTATGATGAAGACGAAAATTCCATAAAGAATTTTTTACTGAAGATGAGAGGAACCCACCCTAGAGGACACATCGGACCCAGTAGTTGGTGGAATCCTTCAGGCGAATTAACTATTTATGTTCCTAAGGCTGCTAGAGAAACACCTGAAGCGTTTAAGGAATTTATAACTGAAGAAGTAAAACACATAGATCAACTAAGAGAAACCCCTTTTTCAACAGCTTTATCAGGTGCTTATGAAACATTAAAAGAAAAAACCAGTACCATTCCTAGTAGGTTATGGAGTCATGTCCCTGAGTTTGTTTCTGAAGAAGAAAATAAAAAGTATTTAGACGAACTTTATGATGTTGGTATGAGCGGGGGGGACTTAGATCAAATAGAAAGCCCATATTGGAAACAGAGGAGTGGTATAGGACAAGTTCTTAAAGATCTACACTATGACCGATATAGAGACCCTGAATCAGTGGAAGGCATACACTTAAACAAAGAAAGATACGAACCCGTATTAGAAAAATACGGGTTTACACAGGAGTATAATATGGGTGGCCAATTAATGCCTCTTCGGTATTAGGACTAATGTATGACGACTCGTTCTGAACTAGAACAATTACCCGAAGACGTATTAAAAGAACACCTAGAGCTCTCCGAAAGGTTAGCTGAGATTGAACGGGTAGAGACCTGTCAAAATAATTTTCTAGACTTCGTTAAGAGCCAATGGCCTAGTTTTATACAAGGTGCTCACCACAAAACCATGGCCGAGGCTTTTGATCGTATTGCTACTGGCAAGATAAAGCGATTAATCATTAATATGCCGCCACGGCACACGAAGTCTGAATTTGCGTCTCATATGTTTCCTGCATATCTCGTGGGCCGTAATCCGTCGCTCAAGATCTTACAAGCAACCCATACCGCAGATTTGGCGGTGAAGTTTGGTCGTAAGATTCGAGATTTGATGCTAATGGAGGATTTTAAGAAGATATTTGATTCCGTAACCATTAATCCAGACAGTAAGGCAGCGGGAAAATGGGAAACCCAAGACACGAATAATCCTAAGTTAAAGGGGGAGTATTATGCTGCGGGAGTGGGGGGTGCTTTGGCGGGTCGTGGTGCGGATTTGTTTATTATTGATGACCCTCATTCAGAACAAGACGCCTTGAACCCCAAGTCCATGGAAGATGTCTATGAGTGGTACACTAGCGGTCCCCGCCAAAGGTTACAGCCGGGAGGAGCTATAGTCATAGTCATGACTCGGTGGAACGTCAATGATTTAACAGGTAGATTACTGAAAGACGCGGCACGAGATCCTAAAGCAGACCAGTGGGAGTTAATCGAACTTCCCGCAATAATGCCCAGCGGTAAAGCACTGTGGCCAGAATATTGGTCAATTGAAGAATTAGAAAGTGTTCAGGCAAGTTTAAGAGGCGGTCCAAAGTGGCACGCCCAATACATGCAAAATCCGACCTCCGAGGAAGGGGCATTAATTAAGCGGGAGTGGTGGATGGAATGGCCAAATAGTAAGCCTCCTAAATGCGACTATATTATCCAAAGTTATGACACAGCATTTTTAAAATCAGAGATGGCAGACTATTCAGCAATAACCACATGGGGAGTATTTTATCCAGAAGGACGTTTAGGTGGAGACGAAATATATAATGGTGATGCTCCTCATATTATTTTAATAGACGTGGTTAAGGGTCGATATAATTTCCCGGAACTTAAAGGTCAAGCCTTTAAACAATATGAACACCATAAACCTGATATAGTGATTATTGAGGGTAAAGCATCGGGTATGCCGCTTACTCAGGAGTTGCGTAATGTAGGGATTCCTGTTCAGAACTTCACACCATCAAAAGGCAGCGACAAAGTAGCCAGAGTTAATAGTTGTGCTCCGTTATTTGAATCTGGGATGGTTTGGTACCCTGATACAAACTGGGCACACGATGTAATTGAAGAATGTGCAGCGTTCCCCGCCGGAGACCATGATGATTTAGTGGATTCCACTACCCAAGCTCTCATGAGATTCAGGCAAGGTGGATTTATTAAGTTACCCAGTGATTATGAAGAAGAAGTATTATACAAAAAGAAAATAAGCTATTATTGAACTTATAACGGTAACGTAAACTATGGCGATAGAAGTCCAAAGATATCCGAATAAAGGAACTTCTCCTTTTCTCAAGCAACCAGATGATGAGGAAGAGTTAACTATACAAGTTCCTGAAGAAGATCCTACGGCTAACGGGGTAGAATTTCAAGTTGGCCCAGATGGAGAAATGGTTGCTCTAGACGATACAGTACAAACACAAGAAAACGAGCACACCACAAATCTAACCGAAGTTCTAGAGCCAAACGTCCTACAAGAAATTTCTTCTGAATTAACCTCAGCCTACGAAGAAGATAAAACGTCTCGTGAAGATTGGTTAGATGCCTTTAGTAAGGGGTTAGATCTCCTCGGCATTAAAACAGAAGACCGAGATATGCCGTTTCCGGGGGCGAGTGGAGTAACTCACCCGCTACTTGCGGAAGCCGCAACACAATTTCAAGCTCAAGCCTATAAAGAACTCCTCCCAGCTAATGGTCCAGTCGCTACTAATATAGTGGGCGCAGAATCTCCTGAAACGATGGCACAATGTCAGCGTGTAAAGGAGTATATGAACTACCAAATCACCGAAGTGATGGAAGAATATGATCCAGATATGGATAGTTTGCTTTTCTATCTACCTTTGGCGGGAAGTGCATTTAAAAAAGTATTTTTTGATTCATTATTGGGCCGTGCGACGTCTGCTTTTGTAAAAGCGGAGGATTTAGTAGTCAGTTATGACACAACTAATCTAGAAACCAGCCCAAGAATCTCTCACACTATCAATATGACCGGTAATGACGTCCGCAAAATGCAACTAAGCGGAGCGTATAGGGATATTGAGATTGGTAATCCGGGAGAAATGACCTTAGATGAGGCAAAAGATAAGATAGATGAGCTTCAGGGGTTGTCCAAACCGACCAATGATTCCGATGAATACACTTTATTAGAAATTCATGTGAATCTAGAGCTAGACGGCGTTGATGAATATGACTTTGCGGTGCCTTATATCGTCACAATCCTTGAAGATAATGGCGAAATTCTCTCAATTAGGCGAAATTGGCAACAAGGTGACGAATTATTCCGAAAAAAAGAGTATTTTGTACACTATAAGTTCCTTCCGGGGCTTGGATTTTACGGATTTGGCCTGATTCACATGATTGGAGGACTTACAAAGTCCGCAACGTCCGTTTTAAGGCAATTAATTGACGCAGGGACGCTAAGTAACCTCCCCGCAGGCTTTAAAGCACGTGGAATGCGGGTTCAAGGGGAAGATGAGCCCTTAAGACCCGGAGAATTCAGGGATATAGACGTTCCAGGCGGCACAATTCGTGATGCATTGATGCCACTACCCTATAAAGAGCCTAGCGCGGTACTTAGTCAATTATTAGGTGTTCTTATTGATTCTGGTAGACGATTTGCCTCTATTGCAGACATGCAAGTTGGAGATATTGGCAGTCAACAGCTGCCCGTAGGCACAACAGTGGCTATGTTAGAGCGTGGCACAAAAGTAATGTCCGCTATACATAAACGTCTTCATTTTGCTCAAAAGAAGGAATTTAGACTCCTAGCTAGTGTCTTTTCTCGATCACTCCCCCCAATTTACCCATACGCAGTGGCCGGTGGAAATCAAGAAATAAAACAAGCAGATTTTGATGATCGGGTAGATATTATACCAGTCAGTGATCCTAATATATTTAGTATGGCGCAACGGGTAATGTTAGCGCAACAAGAACTACAAATGGCCCAAGCTGCTCCAGATATACATAATTTGCGAGAAGCCTATAAAAGAATGTACGAGGCATTAGAAGTTAAGAATATAGAACTAATTTTACCGCCTCCACCAGAAGTTCCCCCTCGAGACCCGATAAGTGAACAACAGGCCGCAATGATGGGGCAACCTATTAAGGCATTTGAGTTTCAAAATCATGATGCTTATATAGCGGCACATGGTGCATTTTTACAAAATCCAATGATGCAGCAAAATCCCGTGGCGCTACAGTCAATACAGGCCAATGTACAAGAACATACAGCTATGGTCTATAAGCAGCAGATAGAACAAGCTCTTGGACAACAACTACCGCCGCTTGATCAAATACAAAGAATGCCAGAAGAGCAAGCTCAGCAACTCATGAATGAAATTGCTCTAGCTGCCGCTAATGCCGCTCAGCAGGTTACAGGTCAGCAACAAGCTCTTATCGAAGCTCAGCAAAATGCTCAAATGGATCCGATTGTAGAACTTAAGAAGGAAGAGATAGCACAAAGAGCTCAAGGTGATGCTTTACGGGCACAGGTTGATCAAGCTAAGATAGAATCCCAAGAAGCAATTGCAGAAATGAAGGTTGCTCAAGATAGAGAAGAAGCCTTGTTGAAAGCACAAGGTGATATCAGTAAAACGTATGGTCAGATATTGAAAGATGTAAGATCATCTGATACAGAGACGAAAGGTGATTAAATGAAAAATACGACTAAGTACAAAAAGGTGAGTTTTCCCGCTCCTAGAAAGATTGATCTTGGTAAGCCGGTTAAAGGCACTACTGTTTTAAACTCTACCAGCAAGAGTGTTTTTGGTCAAGGGCAAAAGACAGTTCAGGGCAAGGGCGCAGCAACTAAGGGCACAAAATTTAATTCAAGCCCTAGTGGAGCAAGGTAAAATGCCAGGAATGAATGAAAGAAAAAGATGGGTGAGGGGAGAAAGCACTACTTCTCGTGGAGACTATGCTGGCGGCGGCAAGGTTAAAAAATATGGCGGCGGCGGCAAGGTTAAAAAATATGGCGGCGGCAAGGTTAAAAAGAAAAGTAACTAAGTCCCCATGATGGACCCCATATATTTAGTCGAAAAACTTTTAAGGGAACTTCGCAAGCGACAAGAAGACCTTACCGAAGTTTTAAGGACAGGGGGTGTTCAAGATTGGGAGGGGTATCAAAGAATTCTTGGTGAGTTATCAGGTCTAAGCTCAGCCGAGAGAATAATAATAGACCTGCAAAATATTCAGGAACAAAATGATGTCAGCTAAGAAACAGCCGCAAGGCAAATCAGTCCCAGATCATGTTCCGTTAATACGGGAAATTTCCCCCCAAGAAGATAAAGTAGAATTCACACCTGAATCTGTTCAGGAAGATAAGTCTCTTATAGAAAAACTTCCTAAACCAACAGGATATAGAATGTTGATATTACCGTTTAGCCAAAAAGCGGTAACTAAAGGGGGGATCAGGTTAGCAGACTCCTATGTTGAAAAAGAAAGATTAGGAACTAATGTTGGTTTTGTAGTATCGTTGGGGCCAGATGCTTACAAAGATAAGGGTAAATTTCCTAATGGTCCTTGGTGCCGAGAAAGAGATTGGATTATTTTTGGAAGATACGCAGGAGCTCGAATCAAAATTGATGGAGGAGACCTGCGCTTATTAAACGATGATGAAATACTCGCCGTGGTGAATAACCCGGAAGATGTAGAATAATCACGCAATGCTAGAGGAAAAATCATGGCTGAACCCATGCAAGTAGAAGACGAAGAAGTTGAAATTGAACTAGAAGAAACAACAGAAGAAGGAGAAAACTCTCCACAGATTGTTGCGGATGAAGTTCAAGAAAGTAAAGAACCTGAATCTAGTGAGGAAGAAATCGCTAACTACAGTGAATCTGTAAAAAAGCGAATAAATAAACTTACCTATAAGGTTCGTGAAGCGGAAAGAAGAGAAGTAGCAGCACTTGAGTACGCTAAAGGTGTTCAAGAAAAACTTAATACTACTCAGGCGACCCTTTCACAAAAAGATAAAAACTTATATGATGAATATAGTGCAAGAGTTGAAAGTCAACTTTCCTCTGCTGAAAATCGATATAAAAAAGCACATGATATCGGGGATACAGATGAATTATTGACTGCACAAAAAGACGTTGCTAAACTTGCAGTAGAACTTGAGAGTTTAAATAGAGTTAGACCCTCAAAAAAAGAGGAACCGGTTACTGAACAACAACCGGTGGCTCAACAACCTCCTCAGCAACAATATGCAACTTCTGTTCCACCACAGCCTGATGCAAAAGCGCAAGAATGGGCTGCAAAAAATGTATGGTTTGGCAATGATTTAGCTATGACAACGAGTGCTTTTGCGTTTCATAGACAATTAGTTGAACAAGAGGGATTTGACCCCACTACTGATGAATATTATCAACACTTGAATCTAAGAATGTCAGAATCGTTTCCTCATAAATTAGGTGATGAGGTAACGGGTTCTCAGGTAAATATCGTCCAAGAAAATGTTGCTAATTCTAGCCGAGGGGCAAGAGGAAGAACAGGAAAGGGACGCACAGTAAAGTTGTCACAGAGTCAAGTTGCAATAGCGAAAAGACTTGGTGTACCACTTGAAGAATACGCTAAACACGTTAAGTGAAGGAGATAAAATGGTAGCTAATACCGATTCAGATCGAACTCCAAGATCTGCAGATAGTCGAGCAAAAACTGCTCGCCCAAAACCATGGCAACCACCGTCTTTATTAGACGCACCAACGCCCCCAGATGGTTATGTATACAGGTGGCTACGGGAATCAATGGTTGGAGTAGAAGATAAAGCGAATATGTCAAAACGTATTCGTGAAGGATGGGAACCTGTGAGAGCAGAAGATCACCCTGAATTTGAAGCACCAACAGTTGAAGAAGGTAGACACGCTGGCGTAATCGGAGTAGGAGGGCTGATACTCGCAAAAATGCCAATCGAAACCGTCGAACAACGACGTGCATATTACAACAAAATGGCTGCAGACCAAATGCAGGCAGTCGATTCAAATTTAATGCGAGAAAGTGATAGTAGGATGCCTATTAGTCAGCCTAATAGGAATACTCAAATCACATTTGGTAAAGGAGGCGATTCATAAGAATCGTGAATTTTATTATTGACTTAAAGGTGAAATAAATGGCTAATGTAAATGATCCAAATGGTTTCACACCAGCTTATCACATGGCTGGGGGCACTATTCGCCCTTCTGAGTTTCCTATCCAAAGTGGTGCTACTGGCGATATCTTTTCAGGAGACGTCGTAAAGCTCGCAAGTGGATATGTACTTCAGGGGGGAGCAACTGATGCTCCGCTAGGTGTGTTTGGTGGTGTTGAATACCAAAAGACCACTGGAGAGGTAGTCTTCACACGAAGATTTGTCTCTGGTACTGCTACGCTGGGTTCTGCAAATATGAAGGCATATGTGTACGCCGATCCAAATATTGTCTATGAGGCTCAGTTTACTGGGACTCCTGCACAGACAGATGTTGGAAAAGTGCACACTATTTCTACAACTGCAGGGGATACTAACAACAACCGTTCTAAAGAAGGTGTGACTACGACTACCGCTAGTGGTATAGCAAAATTGGTGGCTTATGTGGGGAGACCCGATAATACCGCCAATGCGCAATACGCTAGAGGGTATTTCATATTCCCAGCTTCTACTTACGGTAACGACTAAGGGGTGATTAGAAATGGCAATTAACAGAGCTCAATTAGTAAAAGAACTCGAGCCAGGACTGAACGCACTTTTTGGTCTTGAGTATAATCGTTACGAGAATGAGCATTCTGAAATTTTTGATACAGAAACTTCAGATAGAGCGTTTGAGGAAGAAGTGATGCTATCTGGCTTTGCACAAGCTCCTACTAAAGGAGAAGGTGCGGCGGTAAGCTATGATACAGCACAAGAAACCTTCACATCTCGTTACACCCATGAAACTATAGCTTTGGCCTTTGCATTGACAGAAGAGGCAATCGAAGATAATCTCTACGATACGCTTTCTTCTAGATATACTAGAGCTTTAGCTAGATCAATGGCAAATACGAAGCAAGTAAAAGCTGCAAACGTGCTTAATAATGGTTTCTCAACTTCCTATCCAGGAGGCGACGGTAAGCCACTTATGACTACTGACCATCCAACTTTGACAGCTGGAGATCAGAAAAATGAGCCAAGCACTGCTGCAGACTTGAACGAAACTTCGTTGGAAAACGCCTTAATTGATATCTCTGGAATAAAAGATGAAAGGGGTATTAAGGTGAACGTACAAGCCAGAAAACTGGTTGTACCTCCGCAATTACAATTTGTGGCTGACAGGATTCTAAACTCTCCTGGCAGAGTCGGTACTTCAGATAACGACATCAACGCTGTAAGAAATATGGGGATGTTGCCAGAAGGCTATACGGTTAACCATTATCTAACCGACACAGATGCATTCTTTATCAAAACTGATGCACCTAACGGCATGAAGCATTTCGAAAGAGCTGCTATGAGCACTGGTATGGAAGGAGACTTCGAAACCGGTAATGTTCGGTACAAAGCGAGAGAAAGATACAGCTTTGGTTGGTCGGATTGGAGAGGTGTTTACGGTTCTCCAGGTGCCTAAAATACGATTCTCAAATCGTGTAGAAAGGGAGCTTCGGCTCCCTTTCTTTTTTATAGGCTGTACGATAGAATAAAATTCCTAGGGTATATTTATTCTATAGACTGACCTAGCAGACAAAGCCAAGACTATAGAATTATTTCCTTAAGGAGGAAATTATGGCAAATTCAACATTCAGTGGACCAGTTAGGTCTAGAAATGGTTTTAAGGTAATAAGTGAGAATTCAACGACAGGAGAAATTTCGGATAATTCAGGTAGTTCTGTTTCTACCCGAGATACTCGTCGTTACTATCTAGACGAGTATTGGAATCAAAAACCAGCACTCAATGCAGCAATTGCTATTGCGTATAATCTAGATTTTGAAGTATTGGGCACTAATATGACCACTGCTTTAGTAACTTTTGACTCAGATAGAGCTGGTCTTACAATAACCACAGCTGGCGCAGACCAAGATCAATCGATTATTCTTCCTCATCTAGATACTAACCAAACAGCTTGGACTGGTGCGGGTTGGGGAACGGAAAATCAGGTAGAGTGGGAATGTGCAATCTCGACTAATGCGATTGATAACCAGAAAATTTGGGCGGGTCTCAAATTGACTAATGATCAGTTAATTGCAACAGACGCTGACCAAGCGTTTTTCAAGTTCCAAACTGACGCAACAAATTCAGAAGCATTCACGGACTATACATTGCTTCATTTTGTTCACAGTATTGGAGGAACTGATTATATCAGTGCTCTTCCTATAACAGTTGCAGCAAATACATTATACCGACTAGCAATAAAAATTGACTCTAATAGAAAAGCGTCTATTTTTGTTAACGGTATCCAGTATAATGTAACGACAACTTCTGGCAGTACTGGTGGCACAGCAGTAACTAAAGGAACAACGCCGACAGCAGCTTTAACTAACGACATTAATTTAATCCCATATATTGGAATTGAAGCAGGAGCAGCAGCGGCAGAAGCCCTGGATGTTCATCATCAAGCAATTAGTAGATTAATCTACGAATAGGGGGTAAACTATGGCTAATTCAGTCACAGGTCCAACTAATCAGCTTGATGGCGAAAGGAAGTTAATTGTTTATTGTTCAGTTTATTCAGATGGGAGCGCAAGTAGTACTACACTAGTAGACGTTTCAGCTTTGAACGCTTCTGATATGACTGGTGAATCCTGTGCTCATGTTTCCTTAAATAAGGTTTGGTATACCTGTAGTGGGGCACCTGATGCCCCAGCTTCTTTAGATTGGGACGCAACTACAGATGTGACTTTTCTCACTTTATCTTATGATAATTCATTTGATTTTAGTGAGATTGGTGGACTAAAAAATACAGCGGCATCAGGGTATTCAGGAGATGTACTTCTTGTAATACCCTCCACCTCTGATGCAGGAAACGAGTATACGGTTTGGTGTGAATTTTTAAAATATTATGAAGCTCCTGGATCATAGAGGGCATGGCTACTTCTGGTACCAAGACATTTGCACTAACGATAGCAGATACCATAGAAGAGGCCTATGAATTAGCTGGTCTGGAATTAAGAACGGGGTATGATGCGGAAACTGCTCGGCGTTCATTAAATATAATGTTCGCTGATTGGTCTAATAGAGGTGTTAATCTTTGGACGATAGAGCAAGTTACAACTAATCTAACGTCAGGGACTAATAGCTACACTTTAAATTCCTATGATTTAGACATAGTTTCCGCAATCATACGCCAGATTGATTCTGCTTCAAATACTACAGATCTGCAGCTTACAAGGATAGGCAGAGCAGAATATTTAAATATTCCCGATAAGTCTTCTACAGGAAGACCTACCCAGTACTTTTTAGATAGACAAACAACCCCAACTGTTAAGTTGTGGCCAACACCAGACAGTACATATACCTATAGGTTGGTAGCTAATACTATCCAACGCATAGATGATGTGACTGCATCTGCACAAGACCCTGAAATACCTTCAAGGTTTATGCCTTGCATGGCTAGTGGGTTATCTTACTACATTGCTTTAAAAAAGAATCCAGAAAAAGCTGAATTATTAAAGATGCAATATGAACAAGATTTTAAACTAGCTACAGATGAAGATCGTAGTAGAACTTCTCTACATCTTGTACCCAGCAGGAGCTATATCTAATGGCTTATGCACTAGGTAAATTTTCTCAAGCTCAGTGCGATAGATGTGGTTTTGTCTATAAATACTTGCAAATGAAAATGGAGTGGAACGGACTAAAAGTTTGTCCCGATTGTTATGAACCAAAACAACCGCAATTAACTCCTGCTAGACTCCCTGTTGATCCAGAAGCTCTGAAGCAACCCCGACCTACAGAATTGGCTCCTACTACTGGGTATGGTATAGTTAGATCAGGAAATACTAAAAACGCTGACGGAGTTACAGGTTTATCCATGGATATCACGCATAACGATATTATTGGTTCTAGTTTCTATATGGATGAACTTACAGCAAGTTTAGGAACAATATCAGTCAGTATAGGGTAGTACCGTGAGTTGGACATATTCTACACTAAAAACTGCAATTCAGGACTATTCTCAGTCTACTGAATCTACTTTTGTTACACATTTAGATGATTTTATAAAAACGACAGAAGAGCGTGTTTTAAAAGCCGTTCAACTAGACGATTTTATCAAAAATGTGACAGGAACAGGAACAGCAAGTACTGCATATCTAGGAGCTCCTACGGACTTCCTTTCTCCCTTTAGTTTAGCGGTAATAGATAGTGATTCAAACTATAACTACCTTAAATTAAAGCACCCAAGTTTTATTCGGGACTACACACCCGCATCTTCCACTACGGGAGAACCAAAGTATTACGCAGAGTTTGATGAAGATACCTTCATATTGGCTCCCACGCCAAATTCAAACTATACTTTTGAGTTGCACTATTTTTATAGACCCTCATCCCTTACTTCGGCAGGTGACTCAGGTACAACTTGGCTATCTACCAATGCTCCAAATGCAATATTATATGGCAGCTTAACAGAAGCTATGGTGTATTTAAAAAATTATGAGATTATACCAATCTATGAAACAAGATTTCAAGAGGCTCTCGCCTTGATGAAAAATCTTGGGGAAGGTAAATCTACCCGAGATCAATATAGATATGACCAAGTAAGGAGAACGCCACAGGCATGAAAATAGAAAAACTCGACGGGGCGAATATCGCCATCGTCGCTATGGGAGAAAGTCAGTTAGACTTTCATCTATCAATATCACACAGTAATCAATTCGATGAAGTTTGGGCAATTAATGCCATGGCGGGGGTTGTTAGAGAAGTAGATAGAACTTTTATGTTAGATCCTGCCACTAGGTTTCTTGATTCAGACGCAGCAGGAACTCAAACAGGATTGATGAGAAAAATATTAAAATCTCATCCTGGACCAATCTATACATGTGAATTAGATGATCGGTGCACTAATTTAGTAGAATTTCCTCTTTTAGAAGTTGTCAAAGAAACTGGCTCTTCTTATCTAAACAACACAGTTTGTTTTGCCATTGCCTTTGCTATGTATAATAAAGTTGGTAGAATTAACATGTTTGGGGTCGATTTTACTTATAAGGGTAATCTTCACTTTGCTGAATCAGGTAGAGCTTGTGTAGAATTTTGGTTATCAAAGTGTATATCAGCGGGAATAGTCGTTAGTGTTGCCCCTAGATCTGGTCTATTAGATACTGATGTACCTCTTCAAGATAAAGTTTATGGGTATCATCGTTTAGATAACCCGCCTTTAGTTATGTTTGACCCCAAAACTGAAGAATTTTATAAGATTGGCTATAAAGAATATACAAAAGCAGTGGAAGATGAGAATAGAAAAAATGTAGAATTGGTCCCTATTTTGAATACTCCACCAGAAGCAAAAAGGTACTGATGATAGAAATTGACACAAAAGTTTCTTTAGGAAAGATAGAAGTTTCCACCACAAATCATGAAGGCCATTCTCTGGAATTTTGGTCTAAAAGATGCACAGAAAAAATTTGCGGTATTTCTAAAGACGCTGCACCACATATAAGACAACAAGCACAAGAGTATCAATTAGCCATTTATAACACAATACTTTATTATATGAAGCAGAGCATCAATAGTGAAAGGTGCACAATGAAAAATCTTCTAAAGAAACAAGGTCATGAAGATTTAGCAAAAATATTGAAGGAGTTTGCATGAGATGGCTATAACTTCAACCCTTACAACCAGTTTTAAGAAGGAATTATTGGAAGCTGTCCATAATTTTAAAAATTCTGGAGGGGACACATTTAAATTAGCATTATATACAAGCTCTGCTACAATGGGAGCTACTACAACTGCATATGCCACTACTAATCAAGTTAGTGGAACTAATTACACAGCAGGTGGCGCCAATTTAACAAGAGTGGACCCAACAAGTTCAGGTACAACAGGGTTTACAGATTTTGCAGATCTTACTTTTGGCACAGCGACAGTTACTGCAAGAGGATGCTTGATCTATAATTCGAGTGATTCAAATAAATCAGTTGCGACTATTGATTTTGGTGGAGATAAGACATCCACCGGTGGAGATTTCACCATAGTTTTCCCCGCCGCTGCCGCGAGCACAGCTATTATAAGAATAGCGTAAATTCACCATGGCAGCGATCACTGGTTGGGGTCGAGGCACTTGGGGATCAGATACTTGGGGTGAACCCAACCCCGTTGTACTCACAGGTCTTTCAGCTACAGGGTCAGTTGGCTCTGTTAGTGTTGTTGCCGAAGCCAATGTAACCCTATCCACACAAGTAGGCACTGGAGCTGTAGGTACTCCTACTTTTGATTGTGAAGCCAATATATCCGTATCAGGTTTAGCAGGCACAAGTGCATTAGGAACACCCACTGTTGATGCCGCAGCTAATGTAACTTTAGCAACTCAGGTAGGCACAAGTGCATTAGGAACACCCACTGTTGATGCCGCAGCTAATGTGTCAGTATCAGGGGTGGCAGGAACTACAGCAACACCTGTTGTAGCCGTTAATGCACAAGCCATAGCAGTTCTGCCCACTATGGTGGGAACTCTTGGGGCAGTTTCTGTTGATGTAGACGGCGAAGCAAATGTTTCGGTAACTGGCCTGAGTGTTACTGGCTCGGTTGGTAGTGTTACAGTATACCATAATGAACGGGTTGAAGTTGATGGTATTTCTTGTACAGGAAGTTTAGGTACTGTTTCCACTATCAGCAAGGCAACTGTAACTTTAACAGGTTTAGCAGCAACTGCAGGAACTCCAAATATTCTAGTTTGGGGGATAATAGATGATTCTCAAAGCCCAAGTTGGACAGGTGTAAGCGATTCTCAAAGCCCAAGTTGGACAGGTGTAAGCGATTCTCAAAGCCCAAGTTGGACAGGTGTAAGCGATTCTCAAAGCCCAAGTTGGACAGGTGTAAGCGATTCTCAAGATTCAAAATGGAAAGAAGTAGCTTAATTATTGAATAAAAAAAGTATAATATAATCTGAGAACAATAATTAATCTGATTAGAAGAGGATTAATATGGCAAGTACATATGTGAATGACCTTAGACTCAACGAGATGGCGACTGGTGACGCCTCGGGAACTTGGGGAACAACAACAAATACAAATCTTGAGTTAATTTCTGAAAAATTCGGCTCTGGGTCAGAAGCTCTTTCAGATGCCAGTACCGCAACCATTACTATGGCGGACGGCGCAAGTGATGCTTTTCGCTCTATGGCGTTAACCTTGACTGGTTCTTTATCTCAGGCTTGCACGGTCACATTGGCTCCCAATACATTAAGTAATGTCTGGGTAGTTCAAAACTCTGCTGGAAACACAGTAACTCTTAGCCAAGGAACCGGGGCTAATGTTGTTATCCCGAATGGCAGCATCAAGATGGTTGTAGCTGATGGCGCAGGTGCAGGAGCCGCAGTTACCGATGTCTTGGACATGACGGGCGGCACGGGTAACGTAGGACTGGGTAGCGGCAATTTAGGCACAGCTTTAACGACCGGAACGGATAACGTTGCCATAGGTGAAGCCTCGCTTGATGCAGTGACTACGGGTTCCGACAACACCGCTGTCGGAGACAACGCTGGTGGCGCTCTGACAACGGGTGGAAACAACGTAGCCATTGGCTCTGGCGCTCTGCTGGTTGCGACCACGGCAAATAATAACGTAGCAGTTGGTACGGAGGCGCTTACAGCTAATACTTCTGGTACAGATAATGTAGCGGTGGGTCACGCAGCCGGGGATGCTGTTACAACTGGTTCAGACAACACGCTGATCGGTGATAACGCAGGCGGAGCCGTAACTACTGGTGGAAATAATACCGCTTTGGGGTCTAGCGCCTTATTGGTAGCGACCACCGCAGCCGATAATACTGCGGTGGGGGCATTTGCTTTAACGGCTAATAGCTCTGGCACAGACAATACAGCCGTGGGCTATGCAGCCGGGGATGCTGTAACGACTGGAAGCACAAATACCTTTGTCGGTGACAACGCTGGAGGGGCTACGACAACAGCCGATCATAACACTGCCGTGGGTGCCAGTGCTTTGCTGGTTAATTCTACCGGAGCAGCAAATACTGCTGTTGGCAAAAGTGCATTAGCTGCCAACACCACAGGTGCTTCTAACGTAGCTGTTGGCTATTTAGCATTAGACGCTAACACAACCGCAAATTATATAACTGCTGTTGGAGAAAAAGCACTAAGTGCAAACACAACTGGCGCAAAAAACACTGCTCTTGGTAGAGCCACATTACAAGCAATTACTACGCAATCAAATAACACCGCAGTAGGTTATAACGCTTTGTCAGGTGGTAGTAATGCCGCAAGTGACAACACCGCAGTGGGCATGGACGCATTAACCGCCAATACCACAGGCGCTAACAATGTAGCAGTCGGAGTAAGTGTTTTAGCGGCAAACACTACCGCAAGCCGCAACACTGCTGTGGGCAAGGATGCGATGATTGCAAACACCACAGGCGCAGAAAATGTTGCAGTGGGGGCGTTAGCCTTGGACGCGAATACAACAGGCAACCAAAATGTTGCTGTGGGGGACGCGGCCCTGAGTACCGCAACTACAGCGACAGCCAACACAATGGTAGGTAAGTCGGCAGGAACTGCGATTACTACGGGCGCAGAAAACGTGGGAGTGGGGACTTCAGCAATGGCGGCTGCTACCACAGGCGGCAGCAATGTTGCAGTGGGCTATATAGCTCTAGACGCAAATACCACCGGAAGTAACAATACTGCTGTGGGAAGGGAGGCTTTATCAGCAAACACGACCGCAAATAACAACACGGCAGTCGGGTATGTGTCCGGGTCATCGAACACAACTGGCGCTGGTAATGTCAGCGTAGGAGAATCTTCCTTAAAGACCAACACTGAGGGCGATAACAATGTTGGAGTTGGCAAGAACGCCTTAGAAGCCACCACAGGAGACAGCAATACTGGTGTGGGCAAAGATGCCGGAAAGTCTATTACATCAGGCGATAACAATCTTTGTTTGGGCAGGGATGCAGGAATTGCAAGCTCTCCGGGCGGTGCGGTTACTACAGGAAACAACCAAATTTGTCTTGGTGATGAAAACATCACTCATGCACATATTCAGGTAGATTGGACAGTTGCCTCTGATGGTAGAGATAAAACAGATATTTCAGAGTTGAATTCTGGATTGAGTTTTGTCAACCAACTGAAGCCTGTCACTTATCGTTGGGATAAGCGTAGTCACTATAGCAAGGATCAAGACATTGCTCCTGATGGGCAATACAAGAGTGAGCAGCTTGACGTTGGATTTCTTGCCCAAGATGTAAATGAACTGGAAAAAAATTACGGATTCAGCAGCGAAGAAAAAAGTAATTTGATTTCCAGTCTCAGTAATGACGGGAAAATGTATGGGCTTAAATACAACAAATTTGTACCTATGCTGGTTAATGCTGTTCAAGAGCTATCGGCTGAAGTAGAGGATTTGAAAGCGCAGCCCAAATGTAAATGTCAAGGAGATTAAGATGGCAGTAACGAAAACACTTACTTCCGCTGTACCTCACGTTAAGTCGAGCAAGGTGGAAAGGTG